CAGACCAATCAAGAATAAAAATCAATCCATGATCTTTACCATCGGCAAGTGTGGTTACTTTCTTGAACAGGTCTTCATTGTATTTGTAGGTGTGGAGTTTAGAGCAGTCCAAAACTCCAGTGCGACTAGTAGTAGCACGAGCATAGCTATTAGCAGATTTTCTACATTCGAATTCTTTGACAAGATAATTTACCTCTTTCTGTGCCGATTTTTTAAATTTCAGAAACTCACTATCAACATAATCAAACAGATAAGGATCGTATGGATTGTCCCAGAGTTCATCACATCTCTCATGAATCTCTCCATTTGGTACAATAATATCATCAAGATTGACTTTGGGAAGTTCTACATAAACATTCTCAATTCCATCCATTGATGCAAGTTTTTTGATTGCATCCTGTAATGAATCCATCGTATCAACTGTAGGTTCGGAATTAGTTTCTCCACCTTGAGGCATTTGTTGCTGATCCTCTGCTGTTCCTCCATAAGATTCAGTCTCATCAGAAACTTGTTGCTCTTGAGAATCATTATCTCCATCCTCTTGAGTTTGATTAGAATCTTGCTCACCACCAGAACTTTGCGATTCCAATGAATCCATATCAGTCTTGGTTTCTGTATTCATCTGCTGCTCACAATACTTATAGAGTGCCTGTGCCGCAATCAGAACATCATCAAAGTCCTCACAACCTTCGATCATACGAACGATAGGCATCTCTACATATTCACCAAAAGGAATATCAACAAAGTTACCAATCTTGAAGTGAAGATTTACACGGTCGGCAAGATTCATCTTACTTACATCTTCACACTCAACACCAAAGAAGTCCTCATCGGCAAGAACATTATATCCTTTATAGAAGGTCTTGGAGATACCACCATAACGACGCTTCATCATTTTCTCAATACGAACATCCTCCACCACATTCACAAACTGTGGAGGAATCTTGTATTCTTTTATCCAATCACGATCTGGTGTATAAAGTGCATGTCCAACTTCGTGTGCCACCAACATATCATATATCTCATTACCTGCTTTATCCCAGTTTGGCAATGTCAGCACACGAGTATGGACATTGAAACATGCCGTCTCAACATTCTTGTTCTCTACCACAAGGTCTTCAGTAGCAAGAAGTTTAGCAAGTTGAGATTTGATTTCGTGCCTGACGGTCATAGGTGTGTTGCGTATGAACGTATTATACAAAAGAACCCTGCTTTTTGGGCAGGGTCATGTGACAGTTCTTGAAGTGTCTCAGTGCCTCCTTTCGGGAACGCATTGCCTGAGGTTTCAGTTTTCGTTTCTGTTCTTTCTTAGAGTGATGCTTCCAGTTTGGGACTTGCATTGTTCTTTGATGTATCAGGACATCATACGGGAAAAACCTTTGACTTTCTCAAACCTTATGACACTTTGGAACTTGTCATGTAAGTCTGACTTATGAGAGATGACGAATATATTAGCATCCTTTATCACATAACGAATAATTTTTAGGAACTCTTCGGTTCCAAATCCATCGAGTGAAGAATCAAATACTTCGTCCATAATCAACAGGTTAGTGTTTACGGAATTTTTGAGTCTCGCAACTTCTCTCCAAGTGAAGAGTAGAGCCAAATCTACACGCATTTTTTCACCTTCACTAAAAGAACTATAAGAAAAGTTTTCGTGAATAGGTGACTCAATGGTTTCACCGAACTCCTCATCAAGTTTGAAGTTGATGTAGAAGTCCATCATTTGAAGATAACGATTAACCTGCTGATTGATGAATGGAAGATACTTCTTGATGATTTTTGTTTTTACGCCATCGTCCCGAAGAAGGGAATAGGCAAAATCGTAATGAACGATTTCTTGTTTTTTGTCTGAAAGATATTCAATTGTCTTTTGGAGATTGTCTTTAAACTGCTCTAATTTCTCATTCTCAGTATTTCTGTTTTGTAGGTTACTGGTAATAGTTTGAATTTCATGTTCAAGATCTCTGATTTGTCTCTGGTTGAGGGAAATCCGAGTATTGTTTTGAGAAATGCCATGCGTTAACTTTGTAATCTCCTTAGATAGGGAATTGAATTGACGCTCTCGTTCCTGTTCGAACTTAATTGTTTCTTCAAGATCTTCATAACCTTTTTTGAGTTCCTTTGCTTTATTTTGAACGTCACTAATTCTATTTACACGAAACTCTTCTTTGATATCTTGTGTACATGTAGGACAAACCGTATTTTCTGTGAAGAACTTATGCTCTTTGGTAATGGTCGCAACCTTTTGAGAAATTTTACCTTTAAGATTGTTTAGTTTTGATAACTTCTCACGAGCACCAATAACTTCTTCCTGTTCTTTTGTGAATTTATGAATATCTTCTTCTATGACAGCATTATCTCTCATATAAACTTCGACTTCACCATCTAACTTATCAATTTTATCATTGTTAGATTTTATATTCGCATTGCCACGACTTTCAAGTTCACTAATAAACTCTTGCTGCATATGCATCTTATCTTTAAGATTATCTTTCTTAATATCTAAAGATTTGATTTGTTCCTTTCTGGTACGAATACTATCTTTGATAAGATTATTCATCGCAGAGAAGATGCGAATATCTAACAAGTCCTCAATGACCTCACGACGATTAGTAGTCGTAAGTTGCATAAAGGGAACAAAGGTACTGCTACCTAAGATTACAATTTGTGTAAATGACTTATAATTTACCTTAAGAATACTCTCTTCAAGAATACGTTGATTGGCACGATCATCTGCTTCCTTATGAAGTGGATTACCATTGACCTCAATATCAAAGATATTTGGTTTGATTCCACGACGAACCAAATAGTCACGACTATTCACAGAGAACTCAATCTCTACTAAACAATCCCTCTCATTTGTAGCATTCGCAAGTTGTGGTTTATTAATCTTACGAAATGGTTTATTGAATAATACAAATGTAAGTGCATCTAACATCGTAGATTTACCTGCACCATTTGTTCCAATAATCAAATTAGTATGATGTTGTTGAAAATCAATCTCTGTAAATTGATTGCCGGAACTTAAAAAGTTTTTATATCTAATCTTTTTGAAGGTTATCATTTTTAGGAGGGATCACAATGTCATTAGGTGTAATAATAGTATACTTGTATGAATGATACTTACAAGTCTTAATCGCAAGTTCATCATCAACTTCTACAATATCCATATCAGCATCTTCTTCGTCATATAGCATCATAGCATATCTTTCGGCATCATCTTCTTCTTCAAACAAAAATAACACTTTATGTCCGTGCCTATCCTGAACGGCATAAGCACCATCATCTTTACCATCTTTGAGAGTTAGAAGATACATTTACTCCACTTCGCAAGCTTGACTATACAAATCTTGGAAGATACCTTTGATAATGTTTTTATCAAGATCAAATTCTGATTCATCAATATATCGATTTAGAATTGAAAGTGTATTCTCTTCTTCATCAATATCAAATTCTTCAGACTCTTGAATTTCAAAGTTCTCAATTATTTTTAAATCATGAACTCCAACAGTATAAAGTTTATCAATGAACTTTTCAAAATCTTTGGGTTTTGTTTTTTTACGAACAATAACCTTTACAATTTTATCTTCATATTCAGTTGCATTGAAGAGTTTATGATTAGTATCTTCGTAATAGATGTTATAAAATAATTTATAAGGATTGTTAATTGGAGTATGAGTGAGGGTATCCGTATCAAAGATATGAAATCCTCTTGTATCATTCACATCATTCCAGAACATCTCATAAGGATTTCCTAAGTAGAAGATTTTTCCGTTGTCTGACCGTGTATGGTAGTGTCCTGAAAACACTTTGTCGAACTTGTTAAGTAAGTCGCACGCCATACCATCTTCCATGACGTGTCCACGATGCGCTCTGAATCCGTTGAGCTCAAGGTGCCCCATCGCACATATGCTATCAGTAGCTTTGACAGCCTTGACAGTATTCTCAAAGTTCTCTGCATTGATCCAGGGTATAAACAGTATTTTTAATTTATCTAGTATAATCTCTGATACTTCACTATATGTTTTTATATTATTATATGTCTGTAGAAGAAGTTCGGGAGAGTTTACATTATTGGTATTCTTATAGTAACAATCATGATTACCAATAATCATATGAACGTCGTAGTTTTTGAGTCTCTCAAATACAACTCTCTTCGACCACTCAAGACTTTGATAATCAATTGACTTGCGACTATCAAATGCATCACCCATATGAATAACGGTATCTATTCCTTCTGCTTCTAGAGTAGGAAAAAACACATCATCATAGAATTTCTCAAAATAATCATGCAAGTGCTTCGAACCCTTTCTTGCACCATAATGAGTATCTGTTATTATCGCAACCTTCATCGGTTTTTATATTGGATAGCGTCTTTGATACTATTATACTCTGAACTATGCCCAGAAAGCAAGCTATCGTCAATAACCATAACTTCGTCGAATCCAGTTTTTTCAATAATTTTATTTTTAATTTCTAATTGCTTCTTTTCTTTCTGAATGCGTCTTAAGAAGGCATAATGAATAATTTGAGTAAAGTATGCAAAAGGATTCTTTGACCTTTCTGGATCGAAATTATGAATGTATTGGACGCAATTTTCTATCCCATCAGAAATCATATCTTCACGGAACATGTAGTTCACAAAGTTGGGTTTGTATGAGAGGTGTGTCGCAATCTTAAGAAAACACTCACCAAGATAATCTGGAATACGTGGTTTACCTTCCCATCTCTTCCCTCTTTCCTGTTTTGGAAACTCAGTAAGGTCTTTATTGAAAGTCTTCATGTATGATTTTTCTACCTTGGTTCGATAGACAATCATTGCCTCCAATAACTCTTTATTGTTTACATAATGTTCTGATTTCTTCTTGGGCATAATCCATTACTCTTTAAAGTATAAGTTCTCTTAATTATACCACACTTTACAAGGGCTTGACAGAACCCTTGATTATAAGTAGAATACCTTTGTTAGGGTTAAAGAGGAGAGCTTAGCTCTCTTTAGTATCTTCAAGTTTAAAGATATTCTCTAGAGTTTTTCTTGCTTCTTCTACCGTTGATAAGTATCCCATCTTTCTAGACGGAATAATCTTACCTGAATGTTTTTCATTAGAGGAAGATTGAGGATGGTAAATATCTATATCATCTTCATCTTCAAGATAGTTAGTATATATTTCAATTATTCTTTTATCATGAGTCTCTGTCATGGTAAGAATTTTATCAGGTCTTACAATAAAGAAATCATCAGATGCTAATTCCATCCATGATTTAACTTTAACATGCATTCCATGTTGAGAATGTAAAAGTTTCATTGTGATTGGATTCTGCATCACAATCAAAGGATCTCCATCATTTTCATCTACTGAAACTAGTGATAATATTTCTTCTCCAGATATCAATTTTATAATTGCGTAAAATTCATCTCCCATTAGTTCTT